CGCGTAATTTCTATGTTTTCATCTATGTTGGCCATGTCTCTACATATTCTTTGAAAATCGACGGATGGCATGGGAGTGTTCATGGTCATGTTCGTCTCGGGTACCTCTATTTGATGTTCGTTTATATCCAGAAGCTTAAGAGAAAATTTAGTGGATGTTTTTTTCTGATCGCTATGAATTTCTATATTCATGTATTCCTTGCAGTTTATGCTGATGATTAAAACGTCGTTGGTCGTTATCGTCTTGACTAGTTTATGGACGTTCGTGACGTTTACACCGGCTTCTACTTCTTCATCGCAAGAATATTCTTCGAAATTCTCACTGGGTAAACGCATGTCTATGAGTGATGTTCGCGCTGTGTCGAGAGTCACTAGTTTTATTCCATCCTTTTTGAAGTATATGATGACATCGTTCAGTATATCCTTGAGAACTTCGAATGTCGTCTTGATGGCCGTCGCCTGAATGGTGACTAATCTCATTATCGTTTAATGTAAACTCATTTCTTTATATCACCGTATGCTTGTGTCACGTCTTTATTTATCTTTTCCTCTAGTTCAGGGGTCATAGGGGGTTGTAGAGAGCGTCCGTACTCATCTAGACCGAAAAACGAGGAACTCCCCTCACCGTTCAGAGTCGTCATTTCGCATTTTCCAAACCCACACGTTTCGATTTGCTCCGAGGGGAGAAGCGACTCCAACCAATTCTGAATTTCTTTGCCCACGAGAAACTTTCCGTTTTTGGTGAGCATGGTCGGAACCCTCGTTATTTTATTTCTGTATTGAGCGGGGATTCCCATGGTGTTTATATTATGGAATTGTACAATCTGTTTAAAATGTGCGTTGCTGTTGATGTAGTTGACGAGTTCCGTACTGTGACTACATTTGGGACTGAAAATGAGAAGCGACATACTTTGTTTTAAATTTGCAAAAAAAATACTCAAATTAACACACAGTTTTTTTTTGTAACGTATAATAATATGAATGCCATACTATTGTTTATCGTGTTGATCGGACTGGTGATGATGTGCGGTAAGAAAAAGGAAATGTTTGGATACGACGAAACGACGAGACAGATCGTCCTAGATGACCCATCGTTTGACATAAAGGAGTACACGAAAATCTCAGACATAAAATTGAATCACGACTTGATGGAAAAATTAGTCCTGGCTACGAACAAATACGTATCAGAAAAGACTGGAATTTGTACGTACGTCATAGAGACGCTATCCATCGAGAAATATATTCATAACGAAAACAATAGCGAAATCTACAGATGCATGTTCATGTTGATGAAACAACACGGTTTCGCGTTTGGTTTCTCAGTTTCGGTGGACATCAAGTTAATTCCCGGTGGCACGGTCGAAGTTTTGAGCGCTCGTTCTCAACCCATAAACGTCACCCCTCCTACCACGATATTACCTTACATCAACAACGTGGAAGGACACGAATACGTAGATTACGAATTGATGAAAATGAGTGAGTTGAAATTAATCAAAAATAACAGAAACACATAATAAATGATAAGTGTCGATGAGATATCGCGCGTGATTGAAAAGAAAAATAAAATAAAAAAAGAAACGTACGTCAAATTATACGAACAGGCTTCGAGAAAAATCAGGCGAACCGTCGATTTCGGTGGAAAGTATGTCATTTTCCAAGTGCCTTCGATATTACTCGGGTATCCGGTGTACGATAGATTAAAAGCCACAGCTTACATAAAGAGACAGTTGATTCGCGGGGGTTTTGAAGTCGCCATCGTCGATGACTACGATCTCCATATCACATGGAAAGTCTCGAAGGTCGCGACCGGTGATGAAAAACCGACCGAAGACGATTTTCCAACACTGGTTAATCTCAAGAAGGCCGCCAATAAATATAGAAGCGCGGAAAATAAAAGATAAAAAAATTGCTATGTAAACATATATGGATAATAACCTTAATATATTAGTCGAGGCTAAACGGGAATATCTAGAGCAACTTTGCATTCTCATGTGTCCGATAATGATAGATTTTTTTGATGAGATGTACAACGAAGCGAATAAAATGTCCAATGGGAGGAAGGTGCTCATAATGTTTCAAACACTGCTAAAGGAAGTGCCCAGATGGAGCGATGCGATGGAGAAAGAAAACGCAGATAACATAGCTAACAGATGTTCGTGGTTCAAAGATCTCGTGGCTGCGGTATTTGTCAGTTCGGTGAAGATTTTGTCGGCTGTTCGCCTCAGTAAAGATAGTAAAAAAATGTCCGTCAAACTTCCGAGTAATGAGGTTTTCATTCACTCTTGTTATAACAATATAGCCAAAGATTTGTACAACAACCCCTACATATTCACACAAAATCAGTCTGCGCACGAAAGAAACGACAAACTCTACGAACGTTTTAGTCGTTGTGTAGAAAACACGGTGAAGGAACTCATACCAGTACAAGATATTCTGCAAACATACATGACTGCTCCGGATAACGCACTCATAGAACCTCAGGATATCGACCTCACGGATGATAACGTCGAAGAGTACGAAGACCCACCGGCCGAAGAAGCGCCAACCGACGACGCACCGGCCGAAGTGGTGCCACCGAGCGAAGACCCCCTGGCCGAAGTGGTGCCACCGAGCGAAGACCCACTGGCCGAAGTGGTGCCACCGAGCGAAGACCCACCGGCCGAAGTGGTGCCACCGACTTTAGAAGGCGAGTTTAGAACTATAAAATCTTCACCCGATTCCGAAGACTTGTTTTCCGACGCGCCGGAAACTCGACGCTAAAAAAACTTCGAACATTATAATACATGGAACAGCTCAGAGATCCGACGTGGGCCGCCGTGATTGCCGGTGCCATAACAGCCTTTTATATTTACGTTAAAGCCAAAATGAACAACGAAGGTACTCCCACCACCAGTGCGTACGCTAAGCCGTCCGTTTTAGTAGCCATACTAGTATATTACATAGTTTCAAACGGTATCGGTAAAGTAGAACCTATCTCAACCGCTCCTTTTGCCTGACTTAAAGATTAAAAATGTATATTGTGTAAAAATGGCATCTGTAACCGCGTTCAACGATATGATGGGGCAATTTCTTACGGAATTGATCAAAACCTTTCCAGAAGAGAAGGGACTCAAGACGTACATGATCAAGTTCGAACTTCTCAGGGATACCAATCCCAGAAAGGTTGTAGACAAGTATATGACTAATATCGCACCATATGTAGACAAGTTGAGTAATCGAGATGAAACGATATTTACAGACGAATCGTCTGATCTGGATTTCGTCAAGACTTTCGACGTCAAGAAATGTTGGCCGATGGCGTCGGAAACCACGAAGAATGCGATTTGGCAGTACTTACAGACGTTGTACATGCTAGGCGTCACCATAAAAAGCATCCCGTCTGACACTCTCTCCATGATCGAGAATGTCGCCAAGCAATGCGCCGAGAAGATGCAAAACAGCGATGAAAAGATCGACGAGACGCAACTTCTTCAATCCATGCAGTCCATGCTTGGTGGTATGGTTAAAAAATAAACTTTGACTATTATATATGGGATCTTTCTTTGAAGATCCGACGCGACTCTTTGATAAAGATAAAGTAACACAGTTTTGGCCCGTGAAAGAGCAATCGTCAACGGAACGAGTGAACGCTTCTGCCAGATTCATCATATACGCGACTTGTCTCATCTATCTGATAAGGCGTGATATTCGTGTATTCGTTCTATGCGCAACAGCGCTGGGAGTTCTTTATGTTATGGAAAAAACTAAAATGATAAAATCTGATAATGTCAGGCCCGTTTATGTAAATGAAAAATCTTCGTGTACTCTTCCAACTCGAGAAAATCCATTGGCCAACGTACTCTTGAATGAATACGTCGACAGACCGGATCGTCCCAGTGCGTGTGATTATTCCACTGTGGCCGACATGACGAATACGTTTTTATCGGATCGCATTCCTTACGGTCCCAGTCGTTCGAGAAGTGCTCTCCCCGAACATCAGCGAAACGCTTACTCTAGGCAGTTTGTGACCATGCCCGTGACCGAAATACCAGGGGACCAGACGGCTTTCGCGGAGTGGTTGTACGGTGCTAAAAACGGTCCGACATGCAGAAGCGACACTCGTATGTGCGATCCCGACGCACGTGGGGTGCAGTTGGAAGCTTTCGCTGGATTGGATATTAACGGAGACAAAAGAAGTGGAATGATGGGTGGAACAATTTCTTAGTCAATAGTAAATGGCGTATCAGCTTCAACCAGGAATGAAAATAGTTCAAAATCCGGTTCTCCCTCCGGTATGTGCCACCGAAGAAATATTTAGTTATCCTCAACCTAGTACGTTGAATTATGGTTCCAGTCGTCCGAATACGATGCTTTACGGAACTTCTCCGTACATGGCAGGCAAGGGATCACCGGCTGAGTATATAGAGATAAGCGATCAGTTGAGGCCCCAATCTACCACACAGTTCAATAAAATAGTCACCAAAACTTATGAGAACAACTTCTTTCCTCTCCAAGAGGTGAGTTGTGCTCTCCCTCAGCGAACGCTTAGATACGAACCGGCTAGCACTCGAGCAGAACTTCAGAACGCGCAGTTCAGTCAAATATATTTCAATAAAAAATGTTAATATCAGATAAGAATGGCGGAGATTATCGCTATAGCCGGTTTGGTTTATTTGGGAAAAATGATGAGCGAACCTAAAAAAAATGTGGAAACCTATGAACAAAAGACTGTACCACCGACGGTGGCGAACCCCGACGTCCCGGCGGCGGATGTTTCCATGCTTCGAATGTTTCAAAGGAAATCTGAAATACCTAATTTCGGTGACGTCGCGCCACAAACGAGATCCAGTGGTGGTGAAGTGCTCGAAATGAAAGATCGCGTGGCGGATTGGGACGCGGGACGGATGAACAATTTATCACCGGTTGAAAAACATTTGGTCGGTCCGGGTTTGGGTGTGGGAGCTAACGTCCCGGCTTTCGGAGGATATCAACAACTCTTGCGCGTCAATCCGGAAAATGTCGGCGCCTATCGTCTCACGTCTCTCCCAGGAAGGAGTGGACCACCCGTCGATTATAAAGGTGGTCGTCGTAGTAATGTTGGTGAAGTCGCCCATAACAGACCAGAAAAAACTGCGTACCTACCCACGAGGCGTCCGGAAACTTTCGGCAGGGCTCAGGGAGTTGTTGGTTTAACATCGAGAGGTGAGCATGAAAAAACGAAGCGTCTCACCAACAGGTCCGTGACGGGGCAGAGGGACGACGGACTCAACTTTCCGGGCGCTAAGCGCGTCGTTTCCACTCCGACGCTTTCTCAGGATCCCACCAGGAACAAAAAGGATGGAAACATCGAGCAGTATCAATACAATAACCATCCCGTTCCCAACGTAAACTCATTCGCACACGGTTACGAAAACTCTCCGGCGAACAAGATTGGTGAAAAGCGCGTTTACGGTACACCGCATACGGTGGAAGAACTCATGGCGTATGGCTTCCGACCGGACGATCGACGTGGAAAGGCAAACCGTCAGGGCAACGCCGGACGTATGAACGTGCGCGCCGGACCACTCAATCAGGGTGGCATGCCGACCGCCACCAGAATAGACACGACGCGAATAGACGGGCGATTGTCACCGGTAAACGGTGCTTCGACTCAAAATTATGTGAATAATTCATTGTATAACTTCAATCCCTACAAAGGTAATCAAAATCCTTACGCGACAGACGATAGTTTAGCCGTAGCCAAGAAGCAAATGGATAAAAATCCAGTGGCTCAAAAATTATATTAGATTTCCCATTTTTTAGAATATGAGTGATACCACAAACTAAAATATTATCCATATATTTTAATGAGTGTATATACATTCGAAATAGACAGTGGTGAACGAGATCCCATTCTGTATCCCAACACGAACGACTACGTGATGCATCTTAAAAATCCTGTGTTTAACGTGACGAAGATATCGTTAATTTCGGCTCGTATTCACGCCAGTCAACTTTTAATAAACGAGAGAAACAACACGTTCACGGTGAGCAGTAACACCATATCTTTAAGGAACGACAACTACGATGGGGATTCTCTGGCGGTGGAGCTGAAGAACAAAATCCCAGAGGTGACCGACGCCACGTACTTGTCCAATATTAACAGCATAGTGCTGACTGGTAGCGGATCATTTACATTCAAATTTTACGACGGATACAATGGTTACAATAAGACCGTCGATGGGTACACGACACCTCACGACGTGCTGGGACTTCCCGCCACTAACGTTACTTCTTCAGGCGATCACAAACTCACGACGGGAAGTCTCAATTTACAGGGACCCGACGCCTTGGTGGTGAAGTTGAGCAGTGGCACGCACGAGTTCAACAAGACCGTGTTCGCGGACACGCCCTTCTACACAGGTCGCATTCTCATGTGTGGAGACGTCGTGAATTATTCCGGAG